CCATCATCTGGAGTTATTCGTATTCCATATACATCAGCCATCAGTTTAGCTTCCCTATAAAAGTCCTCTCAACTCCACCTGTGTCATAAACACCAAAGCCATTGGAATTCAATCTTGAGCCGCCACCAACACCGCCATTTCCATTCAGTTCGAATGAACCATCATTATTCATGATCGTGCCAGAACGGCCCGCAACATAATTAGCTGAATACCAAGATCCAACCTTTGCCAGTGTTATTGACGCATAGTTGATGAATGCATCGTTTATAAAAACCTGTCCATTTACAGTCGCGAATGCTAACTGATAGTTTCCGGCATTACTTCCGGTATAAATGCCAAACTGATCCGCATTGAAGGCCAGCGTTGATTTATAAGAGCTGCCAGATGGCTCTATTCCTATAGCCATGCCAGCACCGTAATAAACACCACTGCGAGTAATTCCCACCCTTAATGTGTAGGAGGCTTTAGCGGTCCCGTTATCCGTTACGGTTGCCGTGAGTTTTTCATTTACGGCCGCATTCAGGTCACCAATCTGAGCCTGTACCTGAGTTTCCAACTGCGCCATAGCCTGTGACACAGTCGCAACTGTGGTTTTCACGGTGATGATGTCAGCGCGAACCTCCCCATTAATAGCGAACTGGTGATCGACAGTTGCGTTGTTATCCAGCGCGTTCTGTAGCATGCCTTCGATGTTTGTGTCGATTTTGCCGGTCAGATTCTCGAAGGCTTCTGAGTTTCGGATCGCATCGTCGATATAATCAATCATGCCCGGAATATCCGATGAAGCCTGACCTGATGCCTGTACGAATGCCGATACACCGAATGCATTCTTTGTGCGAACATACATGTAGTAAGTCGTGTCAGCCTTCAGTCCGTGAAGGGTCCACTGAGAAGCGCGACCAAGGAACTGAGCTTCATTCTCTACGGCGCCAATTCTGCTCGCAGGAACTTCGCCGGTATACCAGAACTCGAAGGATGTATCAGTAGTTGCTGACACACTCATTACCGGTACGATGTCGGCGGAGAAGATGCCAGGCGTCCACTGAATGAAAGTTGGTGCAGAAGGAGCACCGATCACCAGGCTAACCTGCGTCTCCGCGCCCTTCATGCCGTTCTCATTGCGGCCGCGCACGCCCAGTGAGTAGCTCCCGGACTCCAGGCCGTAAAAGTCATAACGGAATTGGTCAGTTTCGTACTGCGCAACCACCTTACCGTCCATGCTATAGACATAGAGCTCGAAGACTATCTTCTTGGTGAGTGTTGCGGTCTCCCACGTTGCCGTGACCTGAATGGTCTCGCTGTTGACGTTGATAATGCGCAGGTTTTCGATGTTCGGCACACGGTAGCCGTTAAGCGTATCTCCGGGAGTATCGAATACCGCGCCATCATCAACTACAGCCTGCTTGTTAGGGTCGTACAGCGTTGCTGAGATGGAATAAACAGAGTTGTTCTCGTCTTCGGAAATTCCCATGATGCGGAACAGCCGCGGCGCGACTTCGTCAGTAGAAATCACGAACACGGTGCCATCACGCACCCACGCTGGCGCAGTTTTGAGGCGGATAACGCGACCTGTGACACTGGCGATTTCGTACTTAATGAACTTGCCAGTTGAGCCCATGATTGACATTTTGTCGCCGCTGCCGGCCAACTCAGAAACATCAGCATCAACCGTTATTGACGTGCCGCTGTGCGAGATGATTCGACCGCCGAGACGCGTTGCCGCATAGTTGTTATCAAGAATCTCAACTACGTCACCGGGGATAAATCGGATAGCTTCGCGCGCCATCTTGAAGGTGTATTTTTTGGTCTCTCGCTTGCAGGTCTCAAGCATCCATTTACCTGTTCTATAAGCCTGACCTCGTGAGGTACAGCCGAACGCCTCCATCGTGGTTTCGTTGTAACCGTATCGGTCGATCATTTGATCGTCAGATACGTATTCTTTCACTTGTGACCAGCCGTTATTAGGGTCGGTCCACGAAACAATTACCGCATTGAAACGCTCCGAACGCTTCATCGACCCGCCAGTAAATAACCCATCCACGACGTTCGCGTTAGTAATTGATGCAACCGGGTCCTGCGGGTTATCCAGCATCACTGAGAAACGCATACCATCCCATAATGCGATGCCACGGAACATGCCAGCGATATCGTCCAGCAGGTCACGCGCGCTTTTCTGCTCGGTGATGTATGCATTGAGCGTGAAGCGTGGCTCTTTGCCGCCAAAGCCATCATCGACAAGCTGATCGCAAAACTGCGAAAGCACGTACAGGCTGCCGTCATCGACATCAACATAGCCAGCGCGGCGTGCCAGACCGTAGCGCGTGTTCTTTACCAGTGCACGGAACAGCCAGGCGGGATTGTTCGTCCATGCCGATTTGAACCCACCGGTCCAGATGCCGGTGTAAGTTCTGGCGATCGGGTCATAGTTATCCGGCACATCGACAATCAACCCGCGCAGGTGGTAGGTGCGAGAAGGCGTATCTGTGTACTGGTCACGGTCAACCACGCAGCCAGCGACAGCAGCATAGGGGTATGACAGGTTATCGTCGGTGATTTCGGTGAAGCTGTTCCAGATGGTTCCGTTGTTCAGCAGGTCGCTAGAGCTGTCAGCTGTCACACGGCGCAGGCGGATATCAAACGGCTTCGTTTCTGGCGCGTCAAACAGGTGCGCTTCCAGATATTCGCCAGACTGCTTACCGGTGATCGTCACCGTTTTCTGGATTTGCCATGCCCCGGCGCTACCAGAGCGGGTTTCGATTACCATCGTCACAGATGTTTCGTGCTGATTACCCTTGCTGTCCTGCTCAACAAGGCTGGAAACGCCGATATTCATGCGCACGCGATCGACATCAGTGTCAGTTACCGTGCGCACCAGAGGCGTCGCCTGAGTCACTTCGGTATTAACGACCGTAGTCGCCTCAATCGTATTGAAGCCGTTGATGGGCGTCTGTGTCGCCGTGCCCGGGCGCCACGCCACGCTAACACCATTAATCGTCGTGCCGCCGAGGGAATCGGTGACCGGCGTCTTATTCAGCATGAACGAGGAAAGATGCTGCTGGTCTACCGGTCCGTAAATTGGCCCTTCACTGATGAGGTCGAGAACGCGGAGGAATTGCTTCGATTTGAGGTTGTCGTCGATTAATTTTGGAGTGCTGCCACCGCCGCCGCCTGAGCCCATGCTTTCACCTTAACTAATTGAGATATTCCAGTCCTGGTTGTTCGATGTGTCGATGCCAAGGCTGATTACGTTCGAGCCAACAACCATCTCACCCAAAAGCAGCGGCACTGGCCTGCCCTGCCCTATGCGGTTCTCCGCGCTGGTGAATGAGTTGTTGGTGATGGAATTGGTGTCCTGATCCGCCGATGAAGCCGTCTTCATGTGTGAGGTCATATAGAGCGAATAGGCTACTGAGGCGACAGTTACCGCGACCATAATCCACACGGCTGCCACCGCCGAAATAGAGCCTTCTACGATTGGCACGAACAGCACAGTGGCGCCGTCTTTGATATGCCGGTTCATGTGGAATTCGAGGTTATCGCCAGAGATGTCGCTGCCATCGATGCGCATCCTCAACCGGGTTTGGTAGAAGTCTCGTTTGAATGCAGGACACTGAGCCAGCAACAGGCGAAGACCCTGCGATGGGGTATCGACGTTTAAAGTGATTTGGCGGAAATGTCGTCGTAAATTCCCCGCAAATCTAAAGATGAGCATTGTTCATGCCTCCAGATGGAGTGGATCAGAGGTACGTGAATCTGGCGAAGCGGTTCTCGGCGGCTAAGCCTGCCGTGCACTTCGTGATGCAGGACGATGTTGTCACCAAGCCAAATCATGGCGTGGCATGGGTCGCACTCGGGGAATGCGCGGCGGATAATCACGTCACCAGGCTGAATAGCTTCAAAGCCTACCTCGTGAAATCCGTTGGATGCCATGTTCTTCAGGTAGAGGTTTTCACCGCGCACCCACCAACCACTGGTTCTCTCAAAGTCGGGCAAATCAATGCCGCACAGGTGGTATGCGTCGCGAAAGAGCGTGTAGCAATCCATCACGCCATGTTCGAACCGGCGTCCCAGCAAATGCGGCACAGGACGCAATTTTCGTAGCTTCCCACCACTCGCCAGCCACCATTCGATTCCGGTTGCCAGTTGAGCAGTGCGATCGGCAGCTGAAAGAACAAGTTTTGGTTGAGGATGAGAATGAAAAACGGCGGTGATTTCTCCCGCCGCTTCTGCTTCAAGCCAGTCTGTTTCGCCTATCCGGAAATTACGCCCCGGAGCGGGATGCTCGTTTGCGCAGCGCCACAACCTATTGCCGTCAATAATCAGCCCGCACACTTCATTTGCAGACTCCGCAGCGTATGCCTGGCATTCAGATTCAATCATCAGGACACCTTGGCAGAGCCGGGATAGCCGCCGTATGGCAGCGCATTAGGTTTGGGGAAACGAAGACGGCAGCCGCTGCGATGCTTGGAGCATTTATCGCGCGACATATCTGAGGTTGGATTGTCTTTCTCATCAGCCACCGGGCCACCGGAGTAGCCGCAACCATCGCCGCGATAAACCCACTGGCAGACGTCAGCCAATATCGTACGAGCCGGGATGATTGCGTTGTCGCAGTCAACGGGAGTGGCAAGGTTGTAGGTCACCGTCTCGAACGTCTCTTCAGCCATTTCCTCAATGACATAGCGAGAAACAGCTTCCATGGTCGGGTCGGCATCAGCGTTGCCGTTCGGGAAGTTCACCGCGTCGAGATGCTTAACCAGCACCTGCCGGCGCGTCACTACTGCGCCTAATGCATCTTCGAAATCGTGGTTGATGCCTGTTATCAGTCCGTTGATGTTCGCCACCTTCATCGTCGGGCGCGAATAAGTGCCTTCTGACTTAACCTCAAAACCTTCCACGGCAATCGGATATGCAGAGTAAGCGCGCCCCTGCCAGATTACGTCGTTGTAATAGCCGTTGGTGCCAGAGTGGAAGCGGAGAACGTCGCCGCCAAACGCCTGCAGGTCCACTTCGTACAGGTCGAGCATTGCGCCTACACCGGCGTCAACGCTCTCGATGATGAGTTCTGCTGGTATATCTCTCATCTCGGCACCTGCTCAAAGGTTGCTGTCAGCTGGCTAAGGCTTCCCGTTGTTTGCAGTGACCATGACCGACACACATACAGCCCCTGCACGCCGGTATCCGATGGCGTCCAGTTGAACGACTCCACCGCCATGCGTGCCTTCAGGAATGCATCCGCGGCTTTGGCTGTGTTTGGACGGCTGCACTTCGAATCGTCGCGCCCAATGAACGTCAGCGAGTATTTTCCCATCAATGGGTTTATGCCCTTAACCTGACGCTGTTCATAGCCATCGCCCAACTTCACGACGGCTACATCAGGCGTGCGATCGCCCGTGAAGCCCTTTTGAGGGCTCCATGTAAAAGTTTCTGGCATGAGGTGCTCCAAATAAAAAACCCGCCGAAGCGGGTTTACTCGAGTGCTGCTGAATCAGAAAGTGTTTACTAAGTCTCGCAATTGCTGCTTAGCCTTTTCGAGCACCTGAGCTTCAATGTCAGCGAGTGGAGCGTTCTTATCCAAAGGAATGCAGACATCAACTCGGATGTCTTCATGGCGAATGTCATAATCTTTAAATTCAACAGTGGCCAAAATTCCTTGTCCGTGGACATTATCAAAGGCAGTGATTCTGCCGACTTCAATCTCCATACCCATTTTTATATCTCCTGTGTGTAGTTTACGTAGCCATAATATCGAATGTATGGCTATTTTCTAGGCTGAATCATCCCTTTTGGGCGAGTGCTTTGCTCCTTGATTTGATAAAGCGCTACCTGCTTCATCATGCCTGCCATTTTATTCATAGTGGCGTCGTCAATTCCGTTTGTGGTCTGGATATGGAAATGCACCTCCTGCTGAATGGTGCTGCCACTTCCTCCCCCTCCACCCAAATCGCTATTGCTGATCACCTTGCCGTTATCGCCCGGAATCATGTACTGGCTGCCATTGCTGGCTTTGAAGATTTCAGGCTTACCGCCTTCACCTACGCGGTACATGGAATTGGCGTTAACGGGGCCGCCGTGCTCGCGCATACCGGCCAGTGACATTGTTTGCGCTGTTGTCATGGCCGTTGTATACCCAGCCAAGCCTGCCGCCGCTGCGCCTCCAGATGTTGCGATTGAAGCTGCCATTGCAGCCGGTGAATAGGCAGCAAGCAAAGCCGCAGCAGCCGCAGCACCGGTAGCAGTTGAAGTAGCTAATGCAGCGGCGGCAGTTGCTTGGTTTGTGGCTATGGCTGTCTGCTGAGCTGCTTGCCCCATAACTGCCGACTCAACCCAGCGGACACCCATTTCGACCAAACTGCTAACCAACCCGTTAAGAACCGATGTTCCCAAGTTTGCAAAGGCTTCACTCAAGCTCTGAGTGCCATTTAATAGCCCTGTAATAGCGTTAGATGCCCCGCCTCCGAGGGATTCAATTGCAGTTCCTAATAATGCATTGGACTCATTTTGAGCCTTAAAAATCTCCCATTGTGCTGCGATTCTCTGCTGCTCATATTGAGTGTTGGCTGCGTTCATTAACATCAGCCCGTTTTGCGTAAGTTTCCCCTTCTCAGTTTCGAACTGTTTTATGAGCTGAATTTTTTTTGCATTTTCATTAGCTAGTGCTTGGACGGGGTCTATTGCGCCTTGCGCCTCTTGTAGAGGCGTGACTCCGGCGTTCTGCTCTGCTCTAATTTTTGCAAGATTAACCTGATGCTGCTGCTCCATCTGGACAGATGCCGCGTCGTGCTGCTTCTGGGTGATGGCTTTTTGTTCTAATGCTGTCTTGAGATCGGAGACATCCTGTTTATAGCGAGCGTTTTCCGCCTGCTCCGGCACTAGCTTTAAGGCTGCCGCCTGAGCGCGAATGGCTGCTGCCGTGTCCCACTTCTTAGCTGCGTATTCTCCCGCTAACTTAATATCAGCTAACGTCGCGCCCTTACCTAAAGATTGCTGCGCAGTAAGGATGGCTTGTTCACGGCTCATATCTTTGGTTGAGTCGGCAACTAACTCAGATTGCTGCCTTAGATTTTCAAGTTTTTGTGCAACACTTTCAGCCTGATTAGCTGCTTTCTTGCTCTCAGCAGAGGCTTCCTTATCTTCTTTCTTTTTATCCTTCGTGGCCTCTTTGGCCTGATTAGTTTTTACATACACTTCCTGTAGCCTAGCGACTGCTAGCGGATCCACCACGCCTGCGTCTTCAGCGTCATAAGTCGCCTGCAATCGCTCGCGTTCATCGCCTTCTTTTTTGGATAAAGCTAATCGGCGCTCTGCCTGTTTGATGAGCTTTTCACCATCGCTGCCACCCCAATTAATTTTCAAGCTTTCGGCATTAAATTTCTGCAACGCAGCCGTCGACTCTCCTAGCTTGACAGCAAGGAATGATTGAGTTTGTCCGAGGAAGGAGGCTTTTTTCTCTGCTTCGGCCAATGCCAGCGCACCATCTCTGGCGGCCTTCATTTGCGCCACGATGCCTTCATTCACCTGAACGTTGATGAGCCTTAATGCGTCCTGTGACTCATTGAGGGTTCTTACTTTAGTGTTAAGGTCGCGATTTGCTTTCGCCAATTCGTTAGCGAGATCACTGGCAACGCGTAAATGGCCGTTATTAGTTTCATCTCCGCCACCCATCTGGGCCGCAAGTTCAATTCGTTCTTGGTATTTTTTATTAAGGTTGGCGATGTTTTTTTCTAAGTCGGCGATTTCTTCTTTCTGGTTTTTAATCGAAGTAATCGTATCTGCACGAACGCCCTGAGCCTGTGCCAGATTCATTTCTTTCAGCTTAGATATTACGCTTGGCAGAGAGCTAGCAAATTCAATGCTGGCCTTTCTGGCCTCTTCCTGCCGCTGTGCATACAGGTACCAGCCAGCTGCGACAATGGCGATTACACCCAGCGGGCCGCCGAGGGGAGAGGTCACCATGTTGATTGCCTTCATAGCGTTAGCTGCTGTAAGGCCTGTCGCTGCAAGCCGTGCTTGTGATGCGGCTACAACGTTATTGGCCTGAGCTGCCGCGATCCCGGCTTCGGTGTATGCGGCCCTAAGGCGAATTACGTTGGCTAAAGCAGTTGCTTCGGCAGCGCTACCTTTTGCAACCTGATACTCCATCAGCGCAAGATTCATCGCTGATTCCGCAGCACCTCGGTCAGCCATCGTTTTTCTCTGTGTTACCAGAGCCGCCGCAAGCTCATCCTTTGCCCTAGCCCGCGTTGCAATTGCTTGGTTGATGGATGCCGTTGCCTGACGAGCCTGATGTATGGTTGCCATTGCCAAGGCACCCACAAATCTCCCACCGAATACAAGCGCCGCCACGCCAACGGCTTCAGCAACAACATCAAGATTTTCACTAAGTGAGATCACACCTTTATTAAAGGCATTGATTGTTGTGCTCATGCTTGAGCTTTCCCCAACAAACTTAGTGATGTTGTTTGTCGCAGTGGTCATCGCCTGCCCCATGGTCATGGCGGTATTGGAGAATTCTTTCGCGATCTTGTCGCTTTGTTGAAGCAACCCATTCACAACCACTTCAGTTGTCAGCTTACCCTGAGCGGCCATTGCACGGAGCTGTCCAATTGTGACGCCAAGAGAGTCAGCTAGGGCAACTGCTAGGCGACTACCATTCTCTGAAATTGAATTGAATTCCTCGCCGCGCAGAACGCCGGACGCCAGCGCCTGAGAAAGCTGCGTCATGGTTGAGCTGGCTTCTTCGGTAGTGGCACCTGAGACCGCAAGGCCTTTGTTGATGGTCGAGGTCAGTGTTATCAGGTCTTTGGTGCTTGTGCCAGCGCTGCGGGTCGCGCGCTCAAGACGGCCGTAAAGTGTCGCTGTGGCCCCAAGACTACTCAAGGTGTCTTGCGAAATTTTAAAAACGCGCTGTGTTACTTCAGCTAACGATTCGTTGGCGCGCACTGAGTTGGCAAGTTAGTTATTTACCGTTACCCATTCATTGCCATATTCGACAACCTGTTGGATTGATAGAGCAGTAAGCACACCTTTCGCTATATTGCTCAGGCCAGACATTGTTTGACCTAGTGATGACATGGATCTTTCAGCACGATTAACGCTTACATCCAGCCTATTCATGCCCCCGGAAAGGCCGTTTAATGCCGCGTCTACTTCGCGGCGGGCCGCCAGCAGTCGAGCGGTGTCCATATCCACTTCATAAATGATGCTGCCTGCGTTTAAAGTGCCTGCCATTCGCTATTCTCCGGGCATAAAAAAACCCCGCCGGGGCGAGGTTTAATGTTTGTGGTTTGTGGTTGGTGCTTAAATCTTCGATTTACTCACGGAGTAAGATTCGACTTTTCCATCGTGCGTTTTGACTGTAAGAACCTTAGCGTCAGCGCCGAACGCACTGCCGATGCTGTATGTCCACATCAAAATCTCATTACCTTCAGAATCTACGGTGGTTGTCGAAGGGTTGCCAAAGTAAGAAATGACCTCTTGCTTCGTAGTTTGCCCTTTATGAACGTTAGCCAGTTTAGATTCATCAAAATTAGTGCCGGTGTACACGCAGCCAGCTAGAAGAAGTGAGCCTATCACAGTAAATATCATTTTTTTCATTGAGAAATCCATTCTTACTAAAGAGCGTTAGCCTCATCGCTAGAAGCTGACGCTGGTTTATAGGAAATGACCAAGTTAGACATAACACCCTCAATATTCAAAATATCGAGCATGATTGTCGTTCCTTCCAAGTTCCATACGGTGCTTTTACCTTGGTCGGAGTATGTCGGCGATCCATATTTTTGCGTAAGAAGGGATTCTAATCTTTTGAAAACATCGTTATTTATTAAGGCGTTCTTTTTTTCCTTAGCGGATACATTTACTTGAATTAAGTGATTGTTGCTAAATAGGTAAGTAACGTCAAAATCCCGGTTGGCTATGATTACATTATCAGTTTTAACCAAGCCCCAAGAGCCCTTATATTTAATGGGATCACTAAGCTTTCGCACCTTGCTACCCTCAGCAATAACTACTTGATCAGGCGTCATATCCCATTTAGTGTTGCCATATCCGGTCAGAGTTTTAGCTATTACTGTTGTAGCGAAGATGCATAAAATCAGCCCAATCAACGTTTTCTTCATATCCCTTCCCCCAAAAGCATTAAGTGGGATAAATCCTAAAGGGAAACTGATGCAAAGGAAAGCAAGAAACCCGCAGTTAAGCGGGTTGGGAATGTGCCGATTTCTCGGGATATTGGCTGAGATGTTAGCCGATTAGGCTGCTACACCGCTGATGCCAAGCATTTTAGAAAGTTTAGTGAGACCTTTGCCAGTTACGAGCACCTGCTCGACCACCTTCTCACTACCATCGGAACGTTCAACTGTTGTTACCTTGTGCTCTAGAACGCCGGACTGAATACGGTCCTGATATGCCAGCCAGGTTTTTCCACCCGCGCGGCGATAAATCCAGTGACTCTCCGACATCAGCTTGAACAGAAACTTTGGCTGTACCTGAAGGTGTTTAGCTGCGTTAGTGATGCACATACTGCCATCAGCTTTTGCGATACGGTCAAAGGCTTCCACATCAGGCTTCATCTCTTCGACTTTGTGCTCAAGAGCGATGACCTTTTCGCTGTAGGAAAGTAGAGTTCCGCGCAAGAACTCCGCATCGTTGAGAGCTGCCATCGGATCAAACGTTGGTTGGCTCATTGCCTCCAGTTTGTCAACGAGAGAGCGGCGAACTGCTTTTGATTCACGAGCCGCCACGCGAAGTGCCTGCTTCATCGTCATTCCAATCACGTCAACTGGCCGGCCGCCGCTACTGCCAGAGGGTTTTGCACTTTTGGTGTAAAACTCTCCTTCAAGCTCATCTTCGATTTTTTCGAGGAACTTGTTGTTGCGCACCACTGGCTCTCCGCACTCTTTACGAGCAGCATTAACCATTTCTAGCAACGACTGGCTATCGATAGTTTTATCCGTGACAACCGATCCGCGTACTGCTAAATTATCTGCAAGCATTGATTGATACCTTTCGCTTAGATTATTGAGACCGCCAGTTACAGCTGGCGGTTTTTCTTTTTGCGCCATCCAATGCGCCCATCAATGTAACTCCGGAATTCTCAGGCTGTTCAGAACTCGCCAGTTGTCAACTGTGTGGCGGTCGGCATGGATATGCGACGTCTCGCGCTCTAAAAGTTGTCTTGATTTGTTCATCACGCGTGAATATTCGCGCGGCATTGAGTGATATGCGCCTGCAAGTCGGTGCTCAGCAACTCGCAACAGTGGTTCAACGTCAGCCATCTTGCTCGCCATGCCAACAGAAGCACGCCACAACCAGCACAAGTCCTGTAACTCATCATCAGTGAATTGTTTCGCGATCGGAGAATGTGAAACTTCACGATCCAGAATATCCAGCACCCAACGGCGAAACTCTTTTGCTACCGGCGTACGTGCAAACATTGCCAGAAGATGAGCACCGCGCAATGAAAAGACACGAACCTTCATGCGGCGCGAAGACCCACCAATTCCATTGGTCACTGATTCAATGACCATCGTCATTCCTGAAGAAAACTCGTCGCAGTACTGGTTGAATAAATTAGTAACTGACTTGGTGCTACTATAATGAAGCGCCCTAGAAACATCGGAAGATGTGAGCCATATGCCATTCATATCTGAAACGGGTGTCAGGTTGACGCCATGGAAGTTCATTTCTGTTTTCGCTACAATGTTCATGTTGGTTTTCTCGCAAAGGTTAACCGGCAAATTAGAGGCCCCTACTGTTAGCGCAGAAGGGGCTTCGCTGTTTTTACTAAACATTCACTCTTTCCTCTCGCAGGCTTTTAGCCAAACGCTGCACGATTGCAGAGTTAATCGAAATGCCATCCATTTCCGCCATGCGCCTGATTTCTTCTTTCATTCGCTCAGGAAGTCTCAACATGAATTTGTTGCTTTTGGTCTGCGTATACAAAGTTTCCATAACTACCTCCAGTGATGTCACGATGACATGATATCACTGTGACTCAATTTACTGATGATGTCAATGTGATACCATCCATTAAATTTTCTTTTTCTGGTGCTTTTTAATGACGGATAAACCGGTTCGGGAACACGATAAGTTCATGCTACGCATGCCTGAGGGCATGAGGGAGGCTGTAGCTGAAAGAGCTAAAAGGAATGGTCGCTCGATGAATTCTGAGATTGTCCAAATTATTAATACGGCTATCACTAACTCAGCCTTCGAAGAATTCACTTCCAAAGAGAACCTTGAAAAATTACCTGACCCGATAAAAAGGGAAATGATCATCCGTAGAACTCTTATCGCACGCGTGCAAATGGCTGAAGCGCTAAGAGATATTGAGGAAAATCTGGAGCTTTTACAGATAAATGGCGATGAAATCATGAGTGATATGACTGAGGCATGGTGGAAAAACCACGACGCCAAAACTGTCAAAGCAATTAATGAAAAATGGTCAAGCAGGAAGAAACCGAAATAAATATCCTTCGAATATTTGCATCAAGTGTTATTTGCTTTTGCTCTCCTTCGCTGCTGCCTAGCAAGGTGAGCATCTTCGATGGATTCATACTCTTCCTTCGTGAAGCCCTTTTGCTCCGGATACTTAGCAGCCAGCAGCAGCTGAAAATCGGTCATCGTCAGCTGCTCCGCCTCTTCCCGGCTCATGCCAAGGTGTGTACGCGCTGCGCTGATGTACTCGAATGCGTTGAACTCGCTGGACGCCTGAGCGCCTTCATGGCGCTGCAGCTTTCGCACCTTCGCCTTCCCGATGACACCATGCGCCATTAGGCATCGGGCAATGATGACCATTTCATCCGGTGCCATGCGGCCCTTGCGATAAACGAATGTCCACTTGCCGGAGCGACCCGGCACAATCTCACCGGTCAGTGCTGATACATCCTGCGGTGAGCAAGCCTGAAGCACCGTCATTGCGGTGACGATGGCTTTCTTGCTGTATTGCGGCGAATCGAGGTGTGATGTCAGCCAGGCGGGGATGGTGCCGAACACTTTAAGCGCCCTCCGCATCATGTCGCCCACTTCATCGTTATACAGGTCATACAACGCCTGTACGATTTCATCTGGCTCGCCGATTCGAGTCATGTTGATGAGCGATGGACGGAAGAAGTATTCATACTCGCCATCACTAATCACACACTCGCCGATTTCCTTCAGTGGCGTCATATTTCCTCCATAAGCATTATCAAGGGCAGTCGAAACCACCCTTTGGAATGCTTACGAAGAGGTGACTGTAACCGCTGTCGTGCCGGTAAAGTTGCCATCGGTGGACGTGAAAGTGATGGTCGCTGTGCCTGCCGCCACGCCGGTGACTAAGCCGGTATTGCTGACTGTCGCCTTAGTTGCGTCGGAAGTCGTCCATGCGCCGGTGCGATCGGTTGCATCGGTTGGCTGAACTGCACCGGTAAGCTGGCGGGTAGCGCCCACAGCAATCGATGCAGTTGCCGGGGTTACGGTCACGCCTGTAGCTGGGATAGCTTCTTCGGTGTCGATTACCTGAATGGTCGTTGCATCACCCACCTTGAACTCAGTGGTAAAGGTCACGATGTCATTTGTGCCCCCATCAGAGCTCAACGCAGTGATGACCATGTAACCCTGGAATGTCACTTCGCCGTATTCCATGCGCACCCAGATACCAGGTTGACGACGGGCTTTCAGCTCAGCGGCGAAATACTTGATGAAGCGACCAACTCCATACTGGTCCAGCTTACCTTTCTTGCGCACTTCACCCTCAAAGCTGATGGTGAAATCTGAGTTGGTGATAATGCTTTCAACAAAGCCGCCACCGTCATCTGCGTCAGACGTTACTGTGTTTGGTGAGAAGTCCCACCCTTTGCTCGTACCGGCAGCCAGCGCTTTCCATTCCGACTCCTGCGGCAGCGTATCGCTGCAGCCATCGGCAACTTCAAGCACAACGGCGCCACCGAACAAACGTTCGTTGCTGTTCTGGCAATCAGCCATGGGGTAATTCCTCTTTGACGTTTATTTAGCTGCCGAAAGTGGCAACAAACTGAAGCCGATAGACAAGTCTGCCTTCGGTTGTTTGGACGGGGGCTGGAATGCCGCCGAGGTTTTCCAGATAGCCGACACAGGCGTCAACCATTGGGTTTTGCTGAACAAAATCGATGATGTCCTGTACGCGCTGATCCACGGCGCCATTGCCGGACTTAGCGCCGACTACGTCGACCAAGACGTAATACTCTCCGCCAAGCTGATTGCGTATAGAGCCGCCACCATTGGGCCGAAACACCATGAACTTATCGGCCTGATTTCCGCTGTCGTTCCACACAAGCAACTGAGCAGTGAAGCCGGCAGTTAGCCCTGCATCAACAAAGTAATTACGCACGCGCGTATGCATTGGAGGATTCAAAATGACATCTCCCTCTGCACAACGCGGTCGATAACATCGCGGCTTTCTTCGAACCCTTTAGTCAGGAATTCTTTCTCAGCCGTTGGTCGACGGAACCGCTGCGGATTTTCCGGGTCATGCACATAAGCAGCGTATGAAGCCGTGTAGCCAACCCTGCCGGTAATACGTGCGCCATTAACGACGATTTCACGGAACTGGCTGTTGAGCAGATACGACGTATCTATTGGCGTATAAATTGACGCTTGTGATGCACCGACGATCATCGCGCTGGTAAGAGCTCGAACAACACGCCGGTCCTGAATGTTATCGATAGCGCGGTTAACGTTGCGTGAAACCTGCCTGATGCCATTTACTTTCACGCCCATACTTTTCTCCAGACGTAAAAAAGGCCGCCTAAGCGACCTGTTATTGCAGATTATCTTCTGCCGTGATTTTCATGATATCCATATTTGATTTCCGCCAATTTCCTAGCAGAAACGGCATCGTCTATGCTAGCAAATCTTCCAAGATGAACTTTTTTTATACCATCTCTGATATATGCCTCCCAGCGGTTGGTTCTTTTGCACCAACAAACACCAGAAGTGCCACTTTTATTGTTGCCGTGGATTCTGCTGTTTACGCCGTTCTCCCTCTTATTCACAACCCTGAGATTGTTTATTGAGTTATCAGATTTATTGCCGTTGATATGGTCAATGAACATGTCAGCAAAATCGCCGTGGTAGATGGCCCATGCGATTCTATGCGCCTTATAAGTCCTTTTTAGGATAGCAATTTCTATATATCCATCCTCTGCTTTATATCCTGCAACCTTTGTGGCGAATTTAGTATTCCATGCCTTACATGCATACTCTTTTTTGAAGTGGGTCGATGGTCTAGATTTCCAAGTCAAAACGCCGCTTTCAGGGCAGTAATCAAGGCAATCTCTCAAATAGCCGATGTCGGCATTATCTTTGTCTAATGGCAGCATTTAAAACCTCACAGTAGGTTTCACAGATGACTGGTGCGCGGCAACAGGGTCTGTGCTCCCCGCTTTCGACTGGCCGGTCTAGCCGCGCGCCGTAATTATATCAAATGCCAGTTATGATGGCGAAATCATCCGCAATTCTTTCGAAGGTATCTGCATACCTAATTACATGCATGATTTCATCGGCGCCCGCCTCAACTGGATTAGCAACCACTGAATTTCCCAAAAGGATATAGTCACCCTTTTCCGCTGCGGGATACTCTGACCAAAAAGTATTTTTGATATTAATTTCAATACCAATATCACCAAGTCGAGCGGTCGCATCACCGCCATAATCACAGGCGATCACCAGTGGCGCTTCAAACAGCGGGTCGCCGTAATCATTGCTTTCGCCTGAGCGCTTCCAGATCGTCGCCTGAGCGGTGTATGACCAATTGACTAAAGATGACATGTCATTTCCTCCAGCTGGTCACTGCGGGCTTCTCAGCAGCAATTCTTGGGCAGTTAATCACCCACTCGCCGCCGCTGTTCACGTAGCCGGTTGTCTGCCGACCGTTTGAAGTCTTCACCCACACGCGCTCGAATGGCTTGGGCGGTTGTGATGCCGGTTGCCATTCCATCAGCACCCCCCGACAACGTCGAAGAAGCCTACGCTTGTGCCAACGTCAATCGGCAACAGCGCGGTGCATCCTGATGTGTCCAGCGCAGCCAGCGTGTTGCGCATCGTTTTCAAATCGCCGCTGTAATCAAACGATCGGGACGCCCCTGAAGGCGCTGACTGTGACTTGATGCGCTGACTGAAAGCGGTGATAGCCATAAGTGTGACGGCGTACACCTGAATCAGTGTCATGTCGCATTCATCGTAGCCAGCCGCCTCCAGGCACATGCTTATACTGCCCAGCTTGCAAAGGTAGGCATCAATCATGAAGTCCGGGATGGAGTAACCCAGCGCAGATAACTGCTGTTTAACCTGCGCTGCCGTTATCTGCACTGCCATGATTACTTGTCCTTTTTGTTTACGGCTGTCAGCGCTGCTTCTGCTTTGTCTGCACGATCGTTTGCTGCAGCAAGCTCAGTAGCGTGAGCAGTTTTCAGCTGCTCCAGTGCGTCGGCATGCTCTTTATCTTTGGCTTCGACTGCATCTTGAGCGGTCTTCAGCTGCTCCAGTGCATCATTCAGCTTCGACTGCAACACAGATGTGTCCGTGCTAACCGGCGCCGATGGAGTTGCCACTTCAAATGTCAGCTTCTCGCCTTTCTTCTCGCTGGTTTTCTCCGCCTTACCGCTGGCGATCCACTTTTCAGCTACCGAATCATCCACGTCATAAACCTGACCAGCATCCAGTTTCTGGAAGCTGGCACCGGCAAAGAGGTTTGCTACCAATACCTTTACGAGTGCCATGTTTTTTCCTTAGCTCGAAGCGTGGATGACTGAGTATTTGTTATTGATGTCCTGCTTAACCATCAGACCCATAGCACCCCATGTGCGCCAGATGTAATCGCTGTTGTAGAACGGGCGCGGGTCGGCAACAGTGCCGATAGCCTGGCCAACAATTGGAGCAATCACGCCTGCAGTCAGCGGAACAATCAGGATTTCGTTGCCTGACAGTTGCGCGTCTTCTTTGATTGCCGCGATGCCAGATAGCTTCAGGAACTCTTCCAGAACGGTGCGGGTCGCATTCACATCGAAGTAACGCTCAAGGTTGGACATGATTTCTGCTGACACATACCAGGTCTGAGGCGCGTACTGGCTGTTTGTCACACGAACCACGTCACGCAGTGCGATAGCATTGGTGCGCAGCGCTACCGGATCGGTGCTGGTTGCAAAGTTGAACGTCAGCGTTACCTGAGCAACGCGTTCGTCAGCCTTCAGGCCTTTCCAGGTTAAGCCGTCAAACTTCACGTAATTGCCTTCAGAGTCGCGGAAGCCGTTGAACATGTAGTCAACGTACTGACGCTGCACGTCTTCGACAGAACCACGCTGAGCATCAGCCTGAGACTGAAGGGCCGACGGACTGTTGAAAATCGGATCGCGCCAGTTGAACTTAAAGCCTGAGTCATGCACCGGCACCATCGTGCCATCAAAGGTGTAGCTCTTGGCATCCAGCGCCGCGCCAATCTGACCTGACATGGAGGTGTGAGCCCAGCCGCGTCCGCCGGTGCGAGCGTAGTCATAGCGTGACTGTTCAATACGAACAGAGCGCGACAGAGGCATCAGGTCATTCAGCAAAGTGAATTGAGTGGTAGGCTCGAACTGAGCCAGAACAGTGGTATCGAAAGCGCGATACAGGCGGCGGATGTCATCAACTGCGTTTACCGCATCCAGTCGCCCAGCATCCTCACGGACGCCACGCACGCGACCAATGAAGTCAGCGGCAGCCTGAGCACCTTCGTTACGCGCAATTTGCAGCTCGGCAAACTGAGACTGGTTAACCTCGAGGTTTCCAGTGCGTTCACCCAGAGAACGGGAAAATACAAACATTCAGGTGCTCCTTACTTAATCACAACGCGCAGCAGGTCACCTGCAGCAGCGGTATATGCTTTGTCTTCTTCGACATAGCAACGAATTGACTCATCACCGGCTTGAGCCTTGACCTGACCATTTGCGATCGACAAAGGCTGTCCTTTTTTGTAGGTGCCGGCAGCGGCGCGTACGTTCAGGAACATGCCCTGCAATGGCTGAATGCCAACGACCAGCTCACCGACCGGAATGCTGTCATCAACAGTCAGGCAGCGCAGATAATCGAAGTTGGCCACATAAAGGATCGCCTGCTCGTTACCTGCAACTGATGCGGTGAATTTGCCTGCATCGAAGAAGCCGATCGTGCCAGGCTTAGTTGCCGCTGCCGCCGCACCTTCACGGTTGAGCAGAGGGTTAGGGAATACGCCACCGGCGTGAATTACGTGCTTTCCATCTTTAGCCATCATTTACTCCGGCATTTCGCTGAGGGATTTATCTGAGTTGACCTGACGCAGAGAGCTATTCAGGCCGATGGATGTCTGGCATTGAGCAAAGAGCTCATTCAGCGGCTCGCCATCAAGCGCATTCACCGCGATATCAGTCATACCGAATTTGGCTTTAACAGCAGCGCGTTTTTCGCCTTTCTCTTTGTCAGAGTTAACAGCCAAGCCGTTTTCGATGGTGCTCAGTTTTTCGGCGAATGGCTTGAACCATGCCGGGGCTTCATCGCTATTGGTGGCGGTCTCTTTGGCCTTTTTGTCAGCCTCTTCTTTCTCTTTCTTAGCCTTTTCATCAGCTGCAGCTTTCGCTGTCGCGTCATCGGCGGCCATCTGGTTGTAAGCGTCCATCAGCTCAGCATCGGACTTACCTTCAACGTCGATGCCTTTCGCTTTCAGCGCATTGGTGATGAGTTCTTTCATCGGGTTTGCTTCCTCTTTGACGGAATTGCTGTTGGCGCTGAAAAACGCCTTTAGCTGGTTAAAAATTGATTTGAGAGCGGGGTCTTGCGTTGAATCGATATCTGGCGACTGGCTTTCCGACAGGTTGACGACTTCCAGTTCCTGCTCGGTGCCATCGGAGTTAACGAAGATGCCTACTCCCTCCTCCGGCGTTCCGGCGCCAGCCTCATCCAGCAGCACAGCAACGTGGTCGAACATCATGTTGGTGGCGATTTCGTTGTACTTCTTGCCCTTCGATTCGCCATTGGCTGCGATGCCGGAATAAAGCAGGCCGGTGGAAATGTGGATCGGTTCGACGTTTGCTTTGGCAGCCATTTCGTCCAGGCGGTTAATCAGACGCTTGCCGTTTTCACTGGCTTCGGCATAGCGGCGGTCGACGTACATGTCACCAACCACTTTGCCGTCTTCGTGCGTGACGTTTTGAAGCCATGCGCCGACGTGATAGTTGTTCACCGCGCGGACATCGCGGGCCGATACATGCTTGCCATCCACTTTCGGGTGACCGAACGGCATTGGATTTCGCTCAAGCGTGTTAAACGCCTTTTCAATTTCTGCTGCCGGGTACAACTTCCGGTTCATCACGATATCGTCGACAACGGGCGTGATGCCGCGAACCACGATGTGTGGTTTGCCGTCGATGGTTTCAGTGGTGATGTTTGAAGCGGAGTTGACGACGGTCAGCACGTTAACGCGATTGCGCTTCATGCTGTGTCCTCATGGTATGAATAGTTAAGCGGCTTGTTGCCACTCCTTGCGCTCTTTGGTTAACTTTTCAACGAGACCGGTATTCACAATCTTTCCTTTCTCGTCGAGCAGCACAGGAATGTTGCCGCAATAGCAGTGATAGCGGTTACCGCGCTCGGCGTAGAACGCTTCGACTTGCTCGGTGGTATAAGTGTGACCGTGACGGGCAGCATGCCATGTGCGCGTTGTTGGCTTCAGCGCTGACAGCCAGAGGATGGCAGTGTTCAGGCCTAACCTTTCCTTTGCCCAATCCGTTTCAAGCCACTGTGCTTTGCGTAATGCCCCTACCTGCTCTGTCTGGGCGATGTTCTTGGCCTGCGCCATCGACACATCCAGCCGCTTACTGATGATGCGGGCAGTTTCACGCGGGTTAATGCCACGACCGATTGAGTCGGACACGACAGTAGCCAGGTCAGCACGAGCTGCGTCGCTAATGCCTTTCCAGTCGCTATAGGTCGATACGTAGGCTGCTGCAATCTGGTTCTGATATGCCGGGCTGTTCAGAAGCTGCGCCAGCGTGGTCTGCTGCTCGTAGACGGTCGATTGCACTGACAGGTTCGTGAATGCCTGCCGGGTGCCGCGCTCATATTCGGCTGCAACGTAACTCAGCGCCCAAAGGTTTTGGCTGCCACCGTCGAGAAGGTGATCGTCAAGTATCAGCTGCACACGCTGTAGCAGGTCAGCCAGTTGCGCGGCTGTCATGTCGTAGACGTAGGTACCGGCGTTAACCTGGTAAATCACATCGCCATACACAGCGTAAGAGGCGTTACCGATGCGCTCAGTTCCGGTTAAACGCTCATCGAAGAGCCGCTTCAGCGCCAGTTTGATCTGGTAGTAGCGGTCATCGATATCGCGATACATCCGGCCTACCTGCCGGGCTGATTGCGTCGGGTCAGCTTTGTTGCGGGGAATTATCGGTGTTCCGATTCGGGTTCTCGCTGGCCTCGTAATCATTCAGCGGATCCTTATCGTTTAGCTTTTTGTTTGGGTCAGGCGTGGGTGGCGCTTTGCGTGGTTCAAGTTCACCGACTGTGCGCACCTCGTTTTCGTCAATCGCTGGAGTGCCGAATGCTTGTTGCGTGTCTTTCGCTACGGCGGCCATTGCCTGCATATTGGCGATTTTGTCTTTCTCGCTCGGTGCGAGTAAGTCAGACCATGCCAGCGTGACTTCACCAGATATCGGTGGCTCAATCACTCCTGTTTTCCAGCATCGCTCAATGAATTTGGTTACTACAGCTGTTTGATGGCCCCAGCGGCGACTATTGCAGCGCTTCGCCCAATCTGTTTTGTCTTCATCGGAAGCGAGGCGCCCGGTTTGCTGACCAAACTGAATGGTGAACGGACACTGAATTGATGATGTGAATTCGTTTGCCGTGACTGTCCAGCTTGGCGCCGGGTCGGCTGCAGCGACTGACAGAACCGATGTGGTGCCCGATTGGGTGACGAGTGCCGAATCAGTACCTCGATTCAGCTTCATCATCTTGTCGTTCATCGCTTCGCCAAGGTTTTCGTAACCGGCCTCTTTCGCCTGCTTGGCAATCGCCACCATGTCCGTCTGCGCGTCGAAGCTGATGCCTAACTGACGGCTGGCGTTCTTCAGGAATCCTTCGGCGCTACCACCGGATATCTTTTCGAGGTCCAGCAGCTTGTTGTAGCCAGCACGCAGGAATGGCACGCCGGAGAGCATGTTTTCATCTTCCGAGCCTTCACACAGTATGATTACGCGATCGGGATGAACCATAACGCTGCGCACAGGCCCGTACGTGCCATCGTCACCCACTGGCTGCTCATTGAACTGGTAGTTAACCGGTTCGCCATAGGTTTCCGACATGGTGTCTGTGTCGAAGTTGCCAGGCTTAATCTGCGATTCCCATGCAGGGATGAGTTTGACGATCGCCTTATCGCGCAGCCGGGACACAACGTTTGTATCTACCGGCTCTTTCCACTCGCGGCCATCTTTGAACTGAATGAGCAGCGCTGAATATCTGCCAACCAGATTGCGGCGGTCGGCATCTTTGATTTTCGCCCAATGCTTACTCAGCAACTTGGTTGCCGTCTTCTCCCATGGTGTGGTTTCCGTCGACTCTTTGTTCTCGTCACCGTCGATAATCGTCGGCTTATCCGTCCAGCACGATTCCAGCAGCTTATGCACGGCGGCATAGGCGACAGGGTTGCGCTCATAGGCGCGGTAATACTGGTCGAACCCAAGCTCATCGGGATAGCCGAACTCTTCGTATAACTTTGTGCGTTTGGTGTTGCCGGGCTTTCCGGCATACATCATGCGCTGTCGGCCCACAGCATCAGCGAGGGCGTTCACGAGGAATTGCTCCCCGTTGCTTAGTTCACTCACTGATGAGCTCCTTAGAAGAATATTGCGCCGGTCTGTTTGTGGTTGGTCTTCGCTACAGCAAAGTAGCGGAACGCATCAGCACCGTGCGATGTGAAATCGTGCAAAGGCTTGTCTTTCCAGCAGCCGCGTTTGTCGTCCCACTCCTTGCGATATCCTTCAAGGTGAGAGATTCCCTGCTCACACTTAGCAGCGTCAAAAGCGCATTTAGGAAGGATTTCACGCACCGAGTCGATGCCGGTATCAACGCCAAGCTTTGGCGCGACCTTGAAACGAATTGAGTAAACCTGACCGTCGATTTCGAAACCTTCAGCTGCTATCTGTTTGCGGCTTTTGCCGTCGCCAGCAAATTCACGGTTATCGATATCGTGTGGCGCCCAATGGTCGCCGTATTCGTAGCTGCGGTCTTTCAGCACCTTCATGTAATGACGCAGACCTTCGCCGCTGTTCTCGTAGTAGTCGATGACGTGAAATTCATCACCGACTTCACGCACGAACCATATCGCGGTGGAGTCGCCTACACCGATATCCCAGAAGGTATGAACGAGCTGATGCGAGTTGTCCGGCAATTCACCAACGCGCTTGTTGGAGTAGAGCCAGCGGAACTGTTTTGCGTAGTAAGCACCTTCGACAGACTGTTCAAACGCTTCAGCCGGTATCGATGGATACTCGCGCTTCATGTCGTCGCCGAGCGTTTTCTCTTTGGCGTAATACCAGGCCTTTTGGCTCTCGTTCAGGCTGATACCTTGCTTCGCCTCGATATCGTCAAAATAATCGCTCAGACGCTGCGGGAGTGGCTCCACCGGGTCGATTGCGTAGAGGGGATTCTTCCACCACGAGAAGAAGAAAAACTTCCAGTCGAGGTTGGATAGCTGCTTACCCTGTAACATCGCCTTCTCGGCAGTCTGGCAGTAGTCGAAGAAGTAACTGGCCCGGCCTTCCGCAGTGCTTTCAATGGTCGTAAAGCAATCGCTCGATACAGCTTCGAATGCGCCGGTGACTATCTCCCGCGCTTTATCAGGGAACTTGGCGCATATCTTTCCGAACTCGGAAACGTGTAGGAAGCGCAGCGTGCCACCACGGAATGACGTGCTGACGTAAAGAGAGCCGCCCTTCCTGAATACCAGCTCTCCCGCTGAATCATTGCTGGCCGGGTTGGCTGCTCTGATTTCTGCCGGCAGACGGTCGTAGGCATATTTTACCTTCTCGCGGAACAGGCGCTTGGCATCGTTCAGGGTGTGGGCGATCAAAGCGCACTTCGCAGCCTCAAATAAAGCCGCATCCAGCTGAATGATGCAGACCTCAGTCGTGAAGCCAAGCTGGCGTGCTTTCAGGATGATGTTTCGGGTGTGCATACCTTCGAAGTATTCGAGCTGCTCCGGCGTCATCTTGAACCGGACTGGCTTCCCTTCTTTGTCGGTAATCCAGTAGAGGTTGTTCAGGCGCCAGAGTTTGTCAGCCAGCAGCTTGAAATGCTCAGGTTTCATTAAGCCCCCTGAGACAATGAATCCATCAGGTCAGAAATGCTGTCGGTGACGTTGTTCTTCTCGCCAGTATCGATGTTGTAAGCCTCGCGCTCAGCTTTGATGATCTTCACCTGCGCGTCGACGCCTGCAACGAGTGAACGTGAAAGAGAGGCATGATTCTCTTCGGTGAAATCAACGTCATCGAGGAAGTCACCAAGCTTGTTTGCGATTCTTCGCCAGCGAGCTAAATCCGTCCGGTGCTCAATCACAACGCCTGCAGCTTCATCGGCTGCTTCGTTAACGATCTGCTCATCAGTTCGCACATGTTCGTGCGAACCATCAGTGCGAACCTCTTTGCGAACAAGCTTCTGCCGAGTGGCTTTCTGCACCTGCTCTGTGAGGTCTCGCTGCCAACCGTTTTGCGTTGCACGCTTACGTATAGCGGTATCGCTAACGCCATGCTTATCAGCTATAGCGCGTATGGACAACGAACCAGCGCGGTAAGCCGATTCGATGGCCTCCCAATCTGGTGATGCCATATTTACTCCAATAAAAAACCGCCCGGAGGCGGAAATACTTAGTTGATTGGTTTGAGCGGCGGGCTTACGCTCTTTATCTTGCTTATGACATCAATCCCAGATAAATCACCTTCTGAGCAAACGAAGTATTCTTTATCATCAAGAAGAATTTTTGTGCCAAGATATTCTTTTCGATGAGGCTCTTCTATCCTGCGTTTGCCATCTCTTTCATAGAATTCAAAATTACTACCGATGCCGGCTTCAACCTTCAACCAGACCTCTCCTTGACGATCTCCGTCAACAACTAAGCATTCTGTGATGGTTTCATTTGTCATTTTGTGGGCCCTTATGTGAAAGACATAAACAGCATCTCACAGAGAGTTCTACATATCATCTCAGGGCTTTTCAATTTATCCCTAATTCCTTATTTTCCGGCAATCTTTCACAATTAATTCGCTGCTCGATACCACGCCTGCCATCGGTAAGTGTTGAGGCGAAGCGTTCTCACGCATTCAGCGTTCTCGATATCCGCTTGCAGGTCAGCGTCACTGTCACTTCCCGCCGGGCTTAGCCTGCACGGTGGCGTCATCAAATCTTGCGATATTGTTGGCAGCGTCGATGGCACGCTGGCGCATGCTGACAGCAGCAGCATCAAACCGGCACACAGTGCGATTCGGATCCTGAACATATTTCACCACGTCGCGATAAATGGTTTGGTAGATGACCTTTCCTTTGGCATTGGCGGTTGCAGCCTTCGCTTCAGTGGGCGCCAGCTTTAATTCGGCCTTCTGCTTCTTCGCTGCGTACTCAGCGTTGATTTTGTCGCTATGTGCATACCAGCCGTTTCGGTAGCGAACTTCGCCATATGCGATGAATGAAGCGGCAAGGGCCAGCAGTGCAAACACTTTCCAGTTATTAGCTAACCACTTCATCATTCACCTGCCGGCGCAGCCTGGATAATTACCGTGTTGCCATCCTTCTTGCCCTTTTCAACTGCACTCGGATCGATAGCGATTGAGCACGACTTACTGGAACGAAGGAACTCGTTTTCTTTCTGGAGTGAATTGGCACGCGCTTCCGCTGTTGATCGGCGGCGGGTTTCTTCATCCAGCGTTTTAGCCAGGCTGTCGAGACGTTTGGTGATTGGCTCCATCTGGTCAGCGAACTTCATGTTGCGCTCGTTAGCCAGAAGGAACTGCTCACGCAGGCGGTTATTGCGTTCGGTCAGGTAGGCATTGTCATACCAGAGCTTGACCACGAAGCTGATGATGATTGCCGCGAACAGAGCCGGGATGAATCGGCGGTAACGGGCCATTCTTGCTTTACCTGTCATAGGAGCACCTGCAAAGCTTTGTCAGTACGTGCGCGGCGATCTGCTAATCCGTTGAAGCCACCGTTGACGACTTTAGTCAGGCCGTTCAGGTCGCCTTTATCTGCATACTGATTGCAGTTATTGGCCTTCCAGAACCAGCCAGCAGAACGCGCAGCGTTGGCATCCTGAAGCAACAGGTCAGGGTTATCAGTCAGTGGTAGCTTTAACGCCTTTCCGCACGCTTCGTAATTGGCGCGGAACGTCACCTGCTTCAGGCCACGTCCGCGAAACTTCCAGCCGTCACCATTCAGGTTGTTGCCGTACCTTCCGCCATAAACGAGATTGGCGATCGCCGCCTGACGTTCTGGCGACAATGCTGACTCACCCGGCTTGCGTCCAAGTTGCTGGCGCTGCGCATCGGTTAATCGCGTTCCGAAAATCTTCAGGCCTTCCACGCTGTAGTTCAGGCTTTCCTTCACCTGCATGAAGCCGTTCGACTCGGTGCCGATTTGCCCGATGAAGTACGCCTGCCGCTTTGGCGTATCGATGCCGAATTCTTTCATCGCCGCCGTAATGTGCGGGTACCACTTATCAGCCAGCGCGTCAGTGATACCGGCGGCTGCTTTGAACTGGTCACGGTTAATCATTCGGCAACTCCCGCATCACCCGCAGCTTTTTGCAGGAAACGCTTTTCAAGTGCTTTGATAAGAGATGAGCCAGACCAGCCAGCCATACCGCAGATGGCGCCGGTGACTTCCTGAGGCCACGCCCAGTAGGTAGCGAGCAGCATCATCAGGAAGCCAGCGAATATGGATACGATTAGCTGCAGGCATAGCGTGCGCCAGCTGAAGGCGTCACCACTCAAAACTTTGTAGGCATATGCAGCCACCGCGCCGAGTACAGTCATGCCCAGCGCAATCAGCGTGGCAATAAAGCCCGGATCGGATTTATAAGGCATTTTTTTCACTTTCCACCCCCGCATAGGGGACTTGTCCAAATAGGAATTGTCTAAATGGTGAACAGGACAAGTCCGGGTAAACTTCAACTTGTCGATAGAAGAAGTTCCGCCTTGCGCCGTTGGGTAGCCAATAAGAAAGAATCCGCCTGAGTGCGGATTTTTCATGCATAAAAGACGCCCGATGCCACACAGGATAACGAGTGAGTTTGGAGTGGATGGCATGGGCGAAAGAAGTGATCAGCTCTATGGCTGACCTTTAATCTCAGGCAATCGCAAAAGTGCCTGATTTTGAGATTTGGTTGCTGGATGCCGCAGTTTCGAACCGTCCAGCGCGGAAGCCTCATGACCCATCAGCGGCGTTGGTTCCCGCATCATCCTTTCAGATGCAGGGCATTCCAGCTGGCTGCCAGAATTTCGATAGTCGTTATATGTGGAGCTCTCCGCTTATGTGTGGAGCGAGCCTCACATATAACGCGTAATGTGTGGAGCATCCTGCCGGATTCGAACCGGCGTCATCTGGTTGGAAGCCAGAGATACTTAACCGCTGTACGAAGGATGCTTAAAAACAAAAAGCCCCATCGGTTAAGACGGGGCTTTCGGCCTGATATGCGAGATGAATGATTGGACTAAAGAACAATACACATCAGGCGATTCACTTTTTACAAAAACTTTTTTCGGGTGTCAATATCGC